GGTGAACTGATCACGACCCCATTCGTTGGGATCCGTGAACGTTCCATCCGCCCCCTGTGCCCACAGCGCCTCGGGACCGCCGGCAGGCCAGGTGTACTTCGTCTGGTCGCCGAAGTCCGCCGTGTGGGCGGTCTCGACCGGCGCCGCGTAGTACATCACCGTCACCAGGGTGTTGGCGTCGGCTGCCGTGTCCAGCGTGACATCGATCGCGCCATCGGTATAACCGATGGTGTTTGTTCCAGCGGCGTCGACATCTCCGGTCAGGTTCCCGGAACCATCATCGATGATGGTCTTCGCAGCTCCACCGGAAGTGTAGGAGATCGTGACAGTGCGGGGCTGCACTGGCACCTCGCCGAGATCCTCCTGAATGAGGGGTAGCCCGGTCGCTGTCCCGTCGCCTCCAGCGGCGAGGACACGAGACATCAGCCGCGTGTTCAGAGCGCCGGGAACTTCATCTCCACCAGGCTCCGTCACAGCGATGATATCGGACAGGTCGTTGAGCACGTCCGGGAAGTACTTCCCAGAAGTCGAATCCGAAAAATCGACCTCCTCGTACTGCTCCTGCACGGAGTAGCCGCCCAGCGACGTGTTGTAGAGCCAGACGTTGACGTTCCACGCCGAGTACAACCCGGTGTCCGCATCGTAGTTGTCGACGTTACCCTCGACCGTCACCCGGATGTCGTCGCCCCAAGTCCCAGCACTGATAGGGTTCATGTCCCAGGCATCGATGATGTAGTCCACCAAGATTGGGGACCCATCATGCGGAGCCGTGGTAGCCGTGAAGTCCCAGGCCCCCGTCTCGTAGTCGATGTTGCCAGCGGACACATCACCGGCCAGAGTCCCAGCCGTCGCCGAGTCGTCACAGCCCTTGTCCACAGACGCCGGGGTGCACGCAATGCCGATCGCCGCCGCATCAGGGACCTCCGTGACATCGAAAGTCACCGTGAAGATGCCCGTGACACAGTCCAGAGTGGCCACCGTACCTGCCACCGTACTCCCGGTCATCGTTCGACCATCCGCAGCCAGCGTCGTGAAGTCGAGCGTGGTAGGAGCCGCACCTACGAGCCAGTCGAGCTGAGTCGCGGCCGCCGAAGTGTCCGGCACGATCGCCAGGAGCTTCTCATCGATGCCGTCAAAGTCCGCCGCGATGGTTGGGAGAATGCCAGGAGGCACTCGACCTTCGAAGCTGAGCTCGGCACCATCTCCGACAAGCAGAGTGGTTCCATCCCGCTCGACGCACTGCGTCGAAGCGACAGGCGTGTCCGCCTCGCGCCACCGGATGGACATGCTGAAGGGCACGATCGGCGTGTCGCCACCGTTCACCTTCAGCTGGGTGGTCAGGGCAGTCTCCGAGAACACCGTCTGGGATCCATCGCCCGTGTCCAGCTCGAAGTCGTACTGAGCCGACTGGAGCTTGGCTTCCGACATATCAGCGTCGCCAGGCACGACACGAACAACGTAGGCTCTACGCCCTCCATTTGCGAAGTACGCCGCCATCGCCAGCGGCAAGTAACTGTTCTGCGTCAAGTCACCGAACAGGCGCGTGAACTGCTCGAAGCTCGTAACAAGCGTGGCTTCGTTCACAGGACCTTTCGTGGTGAACCCGACGACACCGAGATTCGAAGTCGACACCCCCTGGACCACTTGGACCTGGGAGGGAATCTCCTCGATGAAGACTCCAGGAGCGAGCAGCTCGGCCATTGATCATCCTCCTACGTTCGCATGGTGCGACAGGTCTGTCTCGACTCCAAAACCGTCGAGCCGGTTTGCTTAGGTCTCAACCCTTCCCCTTGCGCGTCGTTGACTTCGGCTTCGACTTGACCTTGGCCTTGGCCTTGGCCTTCGGCTTTGGTTTCGGCTTCAGAGCCGGCGGCTCCTCCGGCGCCGCCTCCTTCACCGCCTCGGGATCTGGAGAGACCGGGGCGGGCTTCGGCTCCGGTTCAGGAGCCGGTGCAGGGTCTGGTCGATAGACCAAAACCCCATTCCGCACCGCGCGCAAGAGCTCCGCCGAGCCCTCCAGACGTTTTTCCACGGGTGTCCACCGCTTCGCCGCGAAGTGTGCAGTCGTACCATCTCGTAGGGTCAAAGACCGCCCCCCTCGAGCCTTGTTGTAATACCTGCCCATCTCCTTTCCACCTCGCCTACTGGTCTACGGTACTCCGAATAGCCGTAACTGCAGTGTGCCGCACGGGGTCTTCCAAGTCCAGTTCTGCCTCGATACGAATAGACACAGAGAAAGCAATCACGCGGTCTGTCGGTTCCCCGAACTCATCCTGTGGTCCGACACTCTCGAGGAACACATTGTAGTAGCGCTTGTCCCCGACACTGTCCACCACCAGCAAGTGACTATAGCTGTGAGCGCGGAACCTCTTCAAGACGTGGTTCAAAATAGCGTTGGCCTGATTCCTCGGGCCTGACTGCAATCTCCCACCCCGATTTCTTGCCGTGATAGTGAGCGAATACGAGAGGTCCCAGGGATCCGCCTGCGTCACCTCTTCGATCTCACTCCACCCTTCCGAATAGACTTCTCCGAACACCTCGTAGCGAAGTCTCTGGGCTCCCGGCGCTGCCGTCCTGTACTGCTTGAGCCCTGGGTGCCTCCGCTGATTCGCGGGCTCCATGTTGTCTCTTCGGATCATGATATTCGGAAACTTGAACTCCTGCAGCCGATCGTCCGGGCTCGCAAAAACGATAGGAACACCAGGCTCCCCCATCGGAGGGCACACGCCTGGGATCCCTGTGAGGTAGTACTTGTCCCCGGCGATCCCGGGATCCTGGCTGAGCTCCCCGCCCAGAGTCAGAATGACGCCCTGGTCGAATTCACGGAGGCCCACGGTGCCGTTACGAGCCGCACCACGCCGCCGTTCATCCTTTGTCCCCTGGTTTTCGTTCACCCCAGGCATGAACCTATCCAGTCACAAGCTCCGGCACGCGCTCCTCGAGCCCAATGAGAGACGCCTGAGCCATCCACACAGACATCCCAGACTGATCGTCCAGTCCTGGCAGGGGCGGCAAGTAGCCCGCTTCACAGAGGGCCTCAGAGGCCTTCCCGAGTGCTTCCACGGCACACTCTCTGTCACAGTCGCGGGCATCCTGAACAGACACAACGAGACTTTCCAGGTACTCCTCGAAGCACTCCCCCACGGAAGCTCTTTCCGGGAGGGCCTCTTCCCCGGGGGTCTCTGCTCCTTCCTGTTTGGAAGCAACCCCCTTGAAAGTCTTCCCGAGATTGTATTGCTTCAGGAAAAGCCGATCCGAATTGCTTCGGTCTTCTTCCTGCTTCGACCTGATCTCGGCCGCCCTCTTGTCGGCCTGTCGCCAGTCCTCCGCAGTCATCGGCTTCTCGGGATCGAGCCCGAGAGACTTCCGAAGGCCGCCCTCCTTGATCTTCATGTTCTGGAAGGGCTTGCCCTGCCCCTTCTCCGCGAGCCCCTCCCGGATGCCTTCCAGGACTGCATTCATCTGAGCGTTCATGTGTCCCCCTCGCCCGGACTAAAACCGGAAGCCAAGCATCTTCTGGAAGCGCTCGTAGTCCCGCAACCCCGAAGCGCCGATACCCGGAGCCGAAGCCTCCCGACCCCACTCCCGATACCACGGATCCTGCATCGTGCGGCGCCAGTCCCGCCGATTCTTGGCGAAACCGAAGAAGCCCGATCCCCGCAGACGCCGTAACGCCGGTCTCCAGTGCATCTTCCCACGCACATCCCCAAGACCGAACTCCAAACGGATCGCCTCGAACGCAACATCGGGAACAGCCCTGGCGTCGGGCATCGTTTTCTTCTTCCTCTTCCCAGCATCCCTAATCCCGAGACGGGCCAACAAGAGCTTCCACTCCGAAGCGTCCTTCTGACGCTGCTTCGCGATCTTCTGAACTTCCCGCTGCGTCATCTTCCGCGACACCATAATCGCTTCAGACTTCTTCGGGAAAAATGGAATGGTATCCAGAGTCCACGGAGAAAAGCGCGCCAACACAAGCACTTCCTCGGAAGGCCTCTTCGGCGGCCTATGAGATCGAACATACAAAGCGACCTCTTTACCGTCAACTCTCCGAATTTTCTTGGCCTTTTGGCGTGTCCGTATAACCCACGCCTCCTCCCCCTCGGAGAGTCCGGTCGCTTTCGCCAACTCCAGGGACTGCTTGTAAGCCTTCCAGTTGTCCCCGGAAGGGATGTCCTGCCGTATCTCCTCCAGCACCTTCGTCGCCACATCCCGGGGAACAGCGGACAGAAGAGCCGCCGTCCGATCTGGCCACTCCCGAACCAGCTTCAAGACCTGTTGGAACGACCGCGTTGGCTTGATCCGGATCACGACGCCGCCAGCTCCTTCTCCGTCTCAGCAATCCTCTCCCACAGGGTCTGCCGCCGGGGTCCCAAGAGCTGCACCACCGTGACGAGGCGCTGTCCGTCCTTCAGAACCACCGGAACGTTTGGAGTATCCCTGTGAACGGGCTGCATCGACCGGAGATACTCCACATGCTCCTCACACACCCCCACGATGCGCTCCCGACCACTCACCAGGATACCGTACTTTGACTCACGCGCACACACGAAACACCAATCCGAGAAACGGCCCTCCGACATAGGACCCTCGTACTCATGGAACGTGTCCCCTTTGATCGGACCGCCGCAGTCATCCACTGCTGTGCATCGGGTCCCAGGCAGTCCGAACTCGCGCCCGCGCCAGAACCTCAAACACACGGCGCACACCGGCGAAACGCCCTGCGCAACGTAGACTGCCACCCGGTCAGCGTTCACGGGCACTCTCCAGTCGTCCCCTGCCCGAAGAGCTTTTGCTCCGGTGGATAGGAAGTGTAGCGTCGGCACTCGAGAGTGAACCCGACAAACGCAGGGCCATCGAAGAGGTGCCCGTCATCCGCAGCCTGGATCACGTCGAAAAAGTACCCCCCGAAATTTGGGTCACTCCGGATCACAGACGCCTGATCGAAAAAAGGCAAATCCCAGAACTCGATGATGTCCCCCTCCACGGGAGAAGGCACGCCGCGCCTCTCCATCTCGACCCGAGCGATCCAGACGTTACACCGGAACTCAACCGCCGCCCCCTCCTCTCTCGTCTCCCCCGTACTGGTCGGATACGACACGAAGGCATCGATCTCGTAAGGGCCCTTGTAAGCAAACGAGATGGGCTCCCCGTAGACCGGGTCATAGACCGTGTTTGACTGGTCCTGAGCGTAATACTTGAGCTTCGTGCCAGCGATAGCTGTGTGTTCTTGAGCCCACAGGTCAAAGAGCTCCAACTCCCGATCATCCAGGTACATCGGAGCTGTCCCCACCTCGACCCCGTGGTCCTGTCCGAGCCCATGGGAATCTCCGGGGCCACCACCAGGAGCCATGAGGAAGTCGAGATCTGGGACGTTGTGGTGCCTCTTCATGAACTCAACCCGTGATGAACGGCAGCGGGTAGTTCGCCTTCTGCAAGTCTTCCTTCAGCTCCCGAAGCTCTTCCATCCCTTCCTGCTTGAGCTCGGAACCGTTGAGCTGCCGTTCGCCCTGAGCCCCAGGGAAGCTCGGATACTTGCTCCGATTGCCTCCCACGATGACCTTGAGCTTCGCAAGCACAAAGCGCCGAATGAGCTCGAAGTCGAAGACCTCCAGCTGATTGAACGTCACCGACGTTGACTTGTAGGTGATCTCCATCTCGTAAGCGCTGCGCGGCTGAGGAAGCACCAAGAGCTTGCGCTCTACGGGATCAAACTGCCAATTGAGATCCGAAGACAGCACACGTTTCGCCGTCTCAGTGTACTGGATGGACTGCGCCAGACTCGAATACAGACCTGCACTCTCCGGTGCCGCGAAGATATCGTAGGGGATCTTCTCATCGCTCACCAAGTAGGGAGCAAAGACCAGGGTGAAGTCATACGGACTTCCTGGGAACGCAAGATCGAGCACCATGTCACAATCATCCGGGACATCGTACTCGACCACGCCCTCCGTCAAAGAGATCCGCGCCTTGCGGATCACACCCTTACCCTGGACGTACCAGAGCTTCGCGTCTTCGATGATATCGGCCAGCTGCGAAGGATGGACCTCGACCTTCAGGATCGGCGCTCCCAGCTGCCGAAGCGCCCACCTGACGATCTGCTCCTCCGTCATCAGGTTGTTCCGCGGACGAGTCGTGGTCATCACCGTCACAGTCAGCCCTCCAGCAACCGGTTGATCTCACGAAGAACAGTCTTCCGGTCCTTACGCGGCGCCTCATAGTCCCGGATCATGCGCAGCTCGCCTTCGTCAAAGTCCTCTGTCTCCAGGATGTCCAGGATCTCCCGGGCTGTCAGGTCGTCATACTCCTCGATGGGGAAGAGGGTGCTTTCCTCCTTCCACCCTTCGTCCACGACCGCGGTCCGGGTGGTCTCCCCAGGGAACGTGACCACCTCCTCAAAGAGCTCCGGGTGGACTCTCGCCACCTCCTCCGGGACCGAATCCCCGGGCCGCACCCGACCCTTGTAGAAGAATTGGACTCCATCATCCTTCTTCACGAACATGCCGCACCTCCGCGCCCTCCCTGAGAGCTCCCATACCCAGATAATCACCGAAGCCCTGCTGCTGCGATTGCGGCGGTCGTGCCGCCGCAGGCGCCTCCCCAGGGCTCATCAACTCCTGCAGCACTGTCGCCTCGGCCTGGCTCCGAGGCGTCGGGTCTGCGAAGCGGCCCACCGTGGCCGGCAGCACCTCCTGGGCCTGGGGATCCCGCATCGGATACGCACTCCGCTCCAGCACAGGACGCCCCTTCGGGCGAACCGCCTTCTGGAGGCCAGGGCGCGCCTGACGCGGAGCAGGCAGGCCGCCTGTTCCCAAATCTTGTCGGAGCGCCACGAGACCGGCCCTCAGCTCCGCCAGCTCCCCCGCGATCGTATCCAGCCTCCCGATGGTCGCGTCCACGGCTTCCACCAGGACCGCTCCGCGATCAACTTCGGGCCCCTCCTCCACCACAGGCTCTGCCTGCGGCTCTTCCAGAGATGGGGGCTTGAGCACACCCAGCCCATGCAACTGCTCAAGAACCTTCTTCGCCTTTCCTGCCATCACCGTCTCCCTTCTGTCCGGATCGGACGATCCCAACTGCCCTGACTCGACTGTAGCGCGTCGTGCGGCGTGTCGTCCAGACAAGTGACAACGGTCCAGTATAGTCGCCCGCTCGAACAAAAGAAAAGCAGGCCTACGTCACGGTCGAGCTTTACACACGCTGTGATGTATGGTAGCGTCAATTCGTTGGCTGGGCTCCTCCTCCAGTCACATCATGGTGAGACGATGATGTCATTGCTTTCCAGTTACCTACTTCATCATTCGGCCCTGCCGAAGGGGGGTGCTGCGTAAGCACAGGTTCTGACACCCTGGTTCCAGTCAGCCCCTCTCGGCAGAAGTCGGGAGGGGCTTTCTGATTTCGGGGGTTGTTCCCGCCGGCGGGCTGTAAACCCGTTGTCTTGTGAAACAGGTGGGTGGGCGACGAGAGGTTCAATTCCTTCAACCCTCAAACGCAGGCCTTGCGCGTGGGTTCGAATGCAAGCATAGTAGACAGTTCGAACCTTCGCGCAGGAGCACTGCAATGACCACACGCCGAACCAGCACCGAAGAACGCATCAAGGACGCACACCGAAGGGGCTACCGAATTCGAAAAGACGGAAAAGTCATAGGGCTCAACGGTCGCATACTGAAAGTGCGTACAACCGGAGGGACCCCCTACCCGAAGTTCAACGTCGCCAAGCCCAGTCAGGGATCCATACCCGTCCATCGCTTCGCCGGGTTTCAATGGTTCGGAGAGATCGTGTTCCGGCCCGACATCCAAGTGCGCCATCTGGACGGAAACCCGTTCAATAACTCCAGAGACAACCTAGCCTTCGGAACCGCCAGCGAGAACATGCTCGACAGACCCGAAAAGGACCGAGCAGCTATCGCAAAGTACGCTGCATCACATCGCAGACGTTTGACAGAAGCACAAGTAGCCGAGCTCCGATCAATGCGGGACAACGGCGCCACCCTAGCAGAACTGGTAAAGGCCTTCGGAATAGCCAAATCAACCGTCTCCTACATCGTAAACCGAAGGACGTACAAGTAGGAGCCGTGGGTCTTTGACAATCGAGGATCTTCCGTCAGGAAGGAGCCACTGAGTGGTCAGTAACCGGTCTCGAAAGCCGGGGTGGGCACCGCGTCCCAGGGGTTCGATTCCTCCTCCTTCCCTCGCCTCGTAGCTCAACTGGTTAGAGCGCCGGGTTGTGGTCCCGGAGGTGCGGATTCGAGTCCCGTCGAGGCGCCCAGCCATCGTAGTCCAACTGGAAGAGACGCAGGGTCGAGGGCCCTGATGTTGCGGGTTCGACTCCCACCGACGGCACTTGACTTTCGCCTCACCCCTCCCCCGGCTATCCTGAGCCCATGAGGTGGAAGATGACCCTCATCCGAAGAACAGAAGAAGAAGACGCACCGGGGCTGGATGATCCCCCTCTCCAGGTAGGCGACGGTCTACTGGCGCTCTGGTGCTCGGGCTCCGGGGCCACCAGGTACCTGCCCAGGGAATTCATCGACGGGATCGTCGCAGACCCGACCTTGTTCTCCCGCCTCGTGGACGAGCTCCAGGAAGAGCTCAAAATGGTCCACGCCTGGAAATTCCGAAAGCCGGTGTGATCCAACTGGAAGAGGTGCAGGGTCGAGGGCCCTGTTGTTGCGGGTTCGACTCCCACCACCGGCATTGCCCCCGTAGCCCAGAAGGCAGAGGCCCCGGTCCCGATAGTCTAATAGGCAAAGACAGCGCCTTTAAACAGCGCCGAATTCGGGTTCGAATCCCGATCGGGACATTGCCCCTCCGCCGCGCCGTCTGTACAGTCTTCGTAGCGACCACAGGCACAGGAGCGCATCATGCCCATCCACTTTGAACGCTTCCGATTCCTCAACGGCACCGGAAAACACGTGGAAAACGTGTCCTACCAGGGGCACATCTTCGTCAAGGTCGACGACCACCCCGAGATCGAGGTTCCTCCCGGAGAATCCCGGCCCATCCCTGACGGCGAAGTGATCGAGGTCTCGGCCCCTCGGGAGCTGTGAAGTCGCCATGCTACAGCACCTGATCGACAAAGGCCGGAAGCTACTCGAAGCCCGCCCGATACCGCTTCCGAAGAAAGCCATCAACAAAACCATGAAGCGGCTCGTCGACCACCTGGAAGCGGCCTTCACAGAGCACGAGAAGGACTCCCCAGGAGAGCCACTCGGGAGCGGCATCTGGGCAGTAGCAGATCTCGACGTCACCGATGTGCTCGGAACAAAAAAAGCAATCCAGGTGATGATCCACTCCACGAACTCTTCAGGCAACTCCCTAGGCGTCAACGCCCACTACAACGTCCGCACGAACGACATCGACATCTACATCCGTGGGCAGATCCCCGGGCAACTGGCTCTCCAGCTCCTCCGAGGAAAAGGCCGACGCAGTATCGAAGGCTCCATCCGGGACCTGCTCGAGCACGAACTCACCCACGCCCTCGACAACCTGCGCTGGGACCCTTCCACGTACAAGGGCTTCTTCTCCGACGACTACGAAGCCTCCGACGAAGGCAACGCCGCCCAGCTCCGCGACTTCAAGCGCTACGTCAACCAGCGCATCGAAGTGAACGCCCACATGCAACAGGTGGTGTCCCAGGTCCTCGTGGCCGCCGAGAAGTTCGCCCGGATTCTGACGAAGAAGTCCCCCCAGCAGCGGGTCCGCTTCCTACTGAAGCAGTCCGACACCTGGAAGGCCATCGGGAAGTATCTCAACTCCCGCAACAAACGGCGCATCCTGAAAGCGGTCTACGCAGCGCTGTCCTAGATCACGCCCATGTCCTGGAGCACAGTCACGACGCCCTTCTTGATGGTCTTCCGGCTCTTGGTCGTGAGCTGCCCCTGGATCTCGTTCCAGGTGTGCGACTGTCGCAGGAGAAACGTCACGGCCCGGCTCGGTGTCCAGGCCACGAGCTTCGACCGGTGCGCCGGTACCAGGTCCCGCACCTGGCTCGCGATCTCCTGCATGAAGGCCTTCACCTCTTCGGGCTGGTTCAGATAGCGCTTCCGAGCTGCCTTGGCGTCCTGCTTCCGCTGCTCCTTCGACGGAGGCGGCAACACACCGGCCTGCGACAACCGATCCTTGAAGCGCTGTACCGAGTGCCCGACGCCGAGCTCTTTCCGCTTCCGGGCAACCAGTCGGTGAGACACCTCGAAGCCGGTCATCTTCAGGAGCTTCGACACCGCGCGATCCGAGAACGGGTGCAACGGATCCTCCCGCTGTAGGATCGCCGCAATGGTCTGCTGAAGCCGCTTTTTCCGAAGAACGTCCTTCGCGTGGGTGATCTCGTGCATCAGAGCGTACTTCATCGCGCCCTGAACGCTCGACATCTGAGTACCCTTCAGGAGCGGCACGATCTCACCCGCGCCAAGGTTGCCGTTCATTTGCACCTGTATGATCCGGTCCCGGGGCATGTAGACCGCACCAAGGAAAAGGCCCCTCACACCCCTCTGCTGGACGCTCACGATCGACACGGGTATTTCCCGCTTCTTCCCCCTCACGTCCGAAACAGAGATGGTCTCGGTCCCCCAGACCTTATTCCCTAGGGGTGCAAGGGGAGACGTCCGTGCGAGGGAACGCAAAGAGGGCTCGAACTGCTTCATAAGCCGCTTCACCAGAGCCTCGACCACTTGGGGAGGCAACGCGATCGGACGCGCTTCGTCCAGGAGCTCCCGTCCCCGCTCAATGGTCTCCGAGATGCTCATGACTTCTCCAGATCCGCCAGCGCCTTGTGAGCCTTGTCGGTCAACTCGTACTGCTCGTCCCAGGTTGGTGAACTCTTCCACCGACCTGTTGCATCAGCCCCCGCCGACGTCGACAGCCCCTGCCGGCGCTTCCCGACAGCCTTCACGAAACCCCTCTTCTCGAGCTTGCGGACCATGTTCAGCTCGCGCCTCGTGGTCGCAGCATCCACCCGGAACTTCCCCCCGATGGTGAACTGCAACCTGGCAACCATGGCCTTGGTCAGCTTCAGCTTCTTCGCCCGACTGAGAGCCTTCGGCTTCGCCTCACCCAAGAGCCCCCGACCCTTTTCGATTACTTCAGACAACTGGCTCATGACACCCTCCAAAAAACGACGTCCCCGAGCATACCAGCCCGGGGTCTCACAAGGGAAGACCCGACAACCAGTCCAGCCAGGACACCCCCTCAACAAGCTGCGCAAGACCCATCAGCAGCAGCAGGAGAAAAATCCCCCACGAGATCCCGCTACTCCGGATCCCCTTCAGCTTCGTTATGTGTCCGTCCTTGCTCCTGGGCATCTCGTATCCTCCCTCGTTCGAGCAGGTAGTCCCAGTCCACCGTTCCGTCCGCCTTGAGCGGTGTGCTGCAATCGAACAGATAGTACGCCTTCACGGGGTTCCCCGGTCCGGGCGCCGCCTTGAACCGAACGCCTGACAGCCTTCCAGATCTGTAATTGAAGGCGCCGCTCAGGAGGTCTGACTCGAGGTCTACCTCTCCCACCGTCGAAAAACGCCCCTCCTGGACCACGCTACCGTCCGCAGAGCTCCGCTCCTGCACCAGGAGGCCTGGATACCCCTCGAAGGCCGACATCACCGGAACCCAGGCCACGGTCTCTTCCAGGGTGGCACCCTCGGGCCCGAACTTCTTCCCGTCCCCGACCCCGAGGATCTCTCCATCGATGTACTGGTCCGCGTAGGACCGGATGTGGAACGACGACATCACAAAGACCCTCCTATCAGTACCTCCGGGGCCATTCCTTCAGCTTCTGATCGGCGAAACGCTCGAAGAGCCGTTCCGCCTCACCGATCTGCTTCCTGGCAGCCAGCTTGTCCTTTGGGCTCCCATGATGCGCCTGCCGAAGCACCTCGATCAGCTTCATGGCTTCCTCGAGCTGTCTCTCCACGTCATCCACCGCCCTTCCCAACAGGTCGACCATGCCCGGGTGCTCGCGCACGCGAAGAGCTCTCCCTGTGGTATCGTCGTAGTAGCCCAGCGCGACCAGCGTCCGGCAAAGGTGCTGCAGAGTCTCCGACTTGTCCAGATCCGCCTCCTTGAGCGCATACACAATGTCGCCCTTTCCTCGGATGTAGACAGGCATCCTCACCCCTTCTCAGCCAGAACCGTCCGGTCCTCCTGCACAGTGATCTTCACAGACCGCCCGCACATATAGCAGTCCCCGGAGCTCGTCCCCGGCCTGATCTTCCCGAACCACTCCATGCACGCGACGTTATTCACATGGAAGCAGTGCGGGCATGAAACGGGGAGCACTACGACCTTCGGACCGATCTTGTCCCACTCACTCGACACTGGCCTTCGGCTCCCTGCAGCCCTCCTTGCTGGACATCCACACGTCCCCGACACACTCGAACGCCGTCGTCTCCCCGTCCTTCAGCTTGAAGGTGCAGGACACGTAGCCATCCCTGTCCGAGTCCTGGTTGACACAGACGATCCTCTCGACCTCCAGGCCCAGCTGCTGGGCGAAGGTGTGCGCCTGCTTCTCCGCCTGCGCTTTGTGGTCCCTGCACCCCGCAAAGGCCAGAGAAAAGCACACGAGAACGGCCAACAACACTGCATACTTCATCCGTCGTCTCCTCGGATAGAACCGCGCGACCGTGGACGCACGCCTTGGAAGCGGACAATCGCTTCACCGTTGTCCGCACGAATAAACACCACACCGTCCAGCGGGAGAAACCTACCGTTCTCGAAGCCCATCATGAGATGTGCGATGGGAATAAGTACGCGCTCATTACTCTCGAGAAACTCCATACCGACTCCCTTGGAGTACCCGAGGAAAGCCTTCTTACAGGCCCCCTCGCCAAGAGCCGCTTGGTCCCTGGGATCAACCGCGAACACGAAGCCATCCCCCTTGCAAGACACCCTGACCCGGATCCCCTTCTCCATCCGTTCGTCTCCTCGGATAGAACTACACGCCCGAAGGCGCCTGTACTACGAGTAGGCTAATAGGTCGCCGCAGGATTGTCAAGCGGAAAAGCGGCCCTTCAACGAACAAGCCCCCGTCTCCTCTTCCTCACCACGCTAGGCGGAATATCGCAAGGACCAAAAACGGAAAAAGGCGCCCCGGAGAGGGGCGCCTTACGGCTCATATCGGCCGGAACGAAAACCGGGCCTCGCCCGGTAGTCCGCGCGCTTACAGGTTCTGCACGCGAAGAGCTCTCCCTGTGGTATCGTCATAGTAGCCCAGCGCGACCAGCGTCCGGCAAAGGTGCTGCAGCCTTTGCCTCGCCCAAGAACTCCCGGCCCTTCTGGATGGTCTCTGACAACGAACTCATAGCTTCCTCCTCCAAACAACGACGACACCGAGCATAGCAACCAGATCACAGAAAAGGGATGTCCCTACAGGACATCCCCTACGAGCAGATCATTTCTCGATGACCTTGTAGGACCCGTCCCGCTGCTTGCAGGCGCAGGCGACCATCCCGAAGAAGTGCTCGTGAGAACCGTCCCACCAGGAACAGTTCACCCAATAGAGCCGGTCAGCCCCATCGTACTCGATGGAATCCACGTGGAGCCCCTGCTTCTGGAAATGGCACCCGATGGCCTTCGCCGCCTCGTGCTTCGTGTAGTGGCAGCGCAGCGCGAAACTGACTTCGGGAGTCTCGATCGTGGTCTTGGTGGTGTCGGTAGTCATCGTGTTCCCCTCCGTTGGAACGTTGTGTCCGTCAACTGAAGCTAAGCATACACCCTCTGACGCCTATGTCAACAGGGAAAAGCAAAAAAGATCAGAAAGGGGATCTACAGAGCTTTCAACTTCGCGAGCACAGCCTTCTCGATCTTCATCTGAAGGCTCATGGGAACGCCAAGACGAGAACCCGCCCCCGGAGAAGTCTCTCGGTGAAGCTTGGTATCGGGAAGAACCTGTCGCACCAGCCCCAGATCAATTTTGTCCAACTCGAGGTGTATCGGAAGGGTCTCCCCCCACACGCGAGTCTTCCTGTAGATCGTCTCAATCCCGACCTTGACCGTGGGACCGTGTTTCGACCGGATGACAGTCAACTTGATCCCTCCAGCTTTCGCTTCGTCGAAAAGCTCTCGACCCCGGTCCACTGCTTCCGACAATCTGCTCATGCCTCGACCCTCCTTCTACGCCCCATCTTGCCGAGAGGCCCCCCTACCCGTCAAGACGAAGAAAGGCCGCCCCCAGAAGGAAGCGGCCTAGTGTCGAGCCCGAAGAGAAGATCAGCGCTTACAGGTTCTGCACTCGCAGCTGTCCGGTCACATATCCTTGCCCGGTTGCGGTCGCAACACGCCTTGCTTTCTCGCTTGCGCCTCAATCTGCTCCCATGCCACCGAATGAGGTAGACCAGAGGCCTTCACCACCTTGGTAACCGCCTTCGTGGCCCTTTGATAGAAACGTTCCTCTTGACGAGGCGAAGCATAACCGACAGACCCTAGATACAAACGCATCGCCTTGACTGCCGCATTCAGTACCCCCTTCGGAGGCATCTTCACCTCACTCAACAGCTCCCGCCCTCGTTCCACCGCTTCTGATAGCTTACTCATGCTCCGCCCTCCTGTTGCGCTTCATACTGCCGGGCACATCCCAGAAGCGTCAAGCACAGGCTCTGCGCTTCCGCGTGTAACACGCCGAGCACAAGCCCTTCGCCAGCACCGGCTTCTCGTTACATTCTTCACAGAGCGTCCCCTTGCCCGTCTTCCGCCGCCCCTTCCACCAGCAGGCCTGACACTGGTCCTCGCGCGTGACCGGCCGCCCGCACGCGCACAAGGCCATCTGAACGTCCAAGTAGTGCTCTCTGGCTTCCCGGTAGACCTGATACTTCGTCTCGTTCCTGATATGCTCGGGCGCCTCGAGGTACAGATAGTCGAGCACGAGGATCGCCTTCGAACCCGTCCACTTCACGGAATACCAAAAAGAGCGGCCCTTACACTGCTCCACGATCGCCGCCCTAGACACCCCTGTCCAGCGCATCAACCGCACACGCATGGTCTGGAGAAACGTGCGACACGCGCTCGAATACATAGCCAGAGGGTAGTCGTTGCCCTGCCCCTTCCCCCTCTTCGACAGAGACACGTGGCCATCGGCATCCCAGAGACCACGGAAGAAATGCGGCTCCAGCTCCCGCGGCAACTCCAGGGGCCACCGGAGGTCATGCGTCTTCGGCCCGCAGATCCCAAAGCGCTCTTCCACAAGCTCTACGAGCTGCTTCGAGTCCGCATAGGCCTGAACAGCCCTGACGCCCTTCCTGATGCGCTTCGGCGTCTTCTCCGGGGCAAACAACGCCAGCCAACGCTCGGCTGTGGCGCGGTTCCCAACCATGCTGACACGGTAGGTTCCGCGCTTCGCGTAGACGTTCCCGTCCCCGTAGAGCACCCCGAGCCACCACGCCAGCTCAGGCGACCACCCTTCGAAAAAGCCCCAGTTGATCACCGCCATAACGAAAAATCCCCACGCCGCAGTTACGGGACGTGGGGACTACTTTAGCTTCTTCGCGCGGGGGCGTCAACCCCCGTCGTTATTACAGGTTCTGCACTCGCAGCTGCCCATAATATTCCGATCGGAGCAATTTCTTCGCGTATCGCGTGCGAAGACCCTTGCGGAAGCTCATGTCGTTCGGATCGAGGAAGGTCGGAGTTACCTGCAGCGGAATGTAGGGAGCCCACACGAACCCACTGTCGAGGTAGCTGGCGCCCTTCAGCCCGATCAGGGCCATGTCGCTCTGGAAGAAGGGGTCGATGTAGACGACCCACTTGTTCATAAGCGTGCCGTTCTTGTACACGCCGAACTGACCGTGCTGCGTCATGGGACGCGGCATGTCGAGCGGCGCACCGAACTGCGGACCCGAACTCCAAATGGGCCGGAAGTCGCCGTGGGTGGTCAGCTGCTCGATGAGCGCGCTGATCTCGGGCGAGGTGACGATCCAGTTGGCCGGCGCACGCAGCGTGGCTTTGTGGATGCCGTTGGACACCCGGCTGAAGCTCGTGATGATGCTCCGCAGGTGGTCGACCTCGCTGATCCCGGCGGGCGGGATGCGATCGAAGACGTCGGTCGTCCCGGTGCTGGCCAGAAAGAGATCCGTGATGATCTCACGATCGATCTCGAGCGCCATCTCCTGGGCGGCGGCGGAAACGAGCTCGGCCTCGGCCTCGATACCCTGGAGCGCCCGGAGGTCCTCAGCGGCCTCGCTGGACCACAGAGCCTTCAGGCGACGGCTCTCGGCCTCGATGACGGCCTTCTTGACGTCGAGCTTCATCCTCGGGAGGAGGGTGTTCAGCTCACCGTCGTAGCGGTAGTACATCTTGATCTGGTTGCCGTTGAGCGGCGCAGCATCGAAGAAGACTCCCGCAATCGCACCGTTCGAGTAGTTGAGCGTACCCGCAGTGAGATTGCTGGTGGCACCGGTGTCGGCGGTCCCGTCCGCAAGGAAGAAGCCTTCCTGCACGGTGCTTCCGTCCGCAGCACTGATCTCACGGATGATCACCTGGATGCCGCGATCGGTGCTGGGCTTGTGGACCGGGGTGAACGACAGGCTGACCGACAGAGGCGTCTGACCAGACACGTAGTTGATGCCGTCACCAACTGCCAGAACCTCGCCGTCCACATACTCGGACGTGTAGTTCTGGTTGAAATCGCGCGGGAAGATCTCCCCTGCCGTGACCGCACCCTTGGTGGTCGCGTACACGTAGTCCAGATAGAAGACTGCGCCTTGCGGTGCGGTCATCGGCTGAACAGAGACGATCTCGTTCGCGATGAGATTGGGGAACACCCGGGTGAGCACCGGGAAGATGAACTTGGTGAAGTAGCCCACGTTGATGGCGCGGGTCTCTTCCGACATGGCACGGAGGTGACGGGCCTGATTCTCGAACAGCATCGCCAGGCAGCCCTTGCGATACATATCGAAGGGCGTGCGGCCGGGCATGCCCTCCATCAGGTCGTCCCACTTCTCCACCAGGACACTGACCAGTCGCTGGTCGGCGATCGTCCCCGTGCTGTCTTCGATGATCATTCGACGAGCTTCCACCTCGCCCTCCTTTGGTGAGAACAACAAACTGGTCAGGCCCCCGGGGGCAGCAGCGGCCTGAGATCCTCAAGTGAACATGATAATCCGTTGTAGCCCCCGGAATCCTCGGAGACGAGTTGACGCCCGCCCCTCGGCTTCGGCCACGGCTCCTCTTCGTCGCGCGGCGTGCCTCTAAGACCACCGCCGAACTCTTCGCTCAGCCGTGCAGCAAGCTGCCGCACAGACTCTCTTCCTCTCTTCTTCGGCCGACTCTCCTCGATGAGAGCATCGACCTCTTCCTTGGAGTCGATCGACTGGACCGACTCCAGGATGGACCGGATCTTGTGCGCGTGCGGATTCGTATGCAGACGCTGCTCGGCGTACAGGCGAAGACCTGTGACCTTCAGGGCCTCCAGAGCCTTCTCCAGAGCCAACTCGAGCTTCCCACTGCGCTCAATGAGCTCGGCCCTCTCTTCCTGCGCCTTCTCGTGCCGCGCTTCCTGCAGAGACGCGAGGTCCCCCAGCTCAGCCAGCGCTGCGTCCACACGCTCCTGGAACTCTTCCACGGAAGCGTACTCCGTGACATCCCCGACTAGCCGCCTCACGCGATTGGCCTGTGGGTGCCCAGAGACAGCCCGCTCGAGGTAGCAGAGATAGCCGGCCACCTGGGCGGCCTCCATCATCTCTTCCACCTCCTCCTGGAGCTCCTCGATCCGGGCATCCCGCTCTTCCAGCTGCGCCCGGAGGTCCGCCAGCTCTGCGTCCTTTGCAGCCAGGACATCCACGGACTCCTCGGACAGCATGAACGGACTCAAGATTTGGGAGATCTGCTCGAGCGCCAGGGCCTTCTGCGTCTCCGCCGGGTCCGCCGAAAACTCCTCCCGGACCTGCTCCTCGACCTGCGCCCGAATTTCGCCCATGCGGGACAAGAGCATCTCGGAGAGCTTCGCCTCCATCTCGTCCCGGACCTGGACCTTCGCGATCTCGAGGGTGTCGTCATCGACGCCCTCGACGTGCACATCCGGCACCTCTTCGGTCAGCGGCGTCACCTTGAGCTCCACGCCCTCGAAGAGGAACCTGCCGGAACCGGTATCGACATCTTCGCTCACGAGCTCGGGGTAGGCATCCTGGTCCGCAGGATCCGCAACGAAATCGAACGCGACAAGCCGGTAGTCCTCCTGGACCACGTCCTGCCCGCGCTGGTTGGGCTTGGTTGTCCCGTAGCCCCTGGAGCTGACGCCCACGCGGCAACCGCTCCTGAGAAGAGCCGCGAGGTCCTTGCCCCGGCTGGTGGGAAGAATCTCGGCTTCACCGTAGATCTTCCCGTCCTGGCCAACGGTCAAGTTGGTGATGATATGAGATACGCGGGAGAGCGCGGTCTTTCCATCGGAGGGGTGATCGAGCTCTCCGAACACCTTCCGCTGACCGAAGCTGCTCTCGAGACGCTTGATCTCACGCTCCCAGAGGGGCAGCGGGTAAAGGCGCTTGTTCTCTGTCGCCTCGTCATACCGCCCGAACTCTCCACGAACACGAACACGACCAGTACGCTTGTCCTCCAGAATCTCCAGAGGGGCCAGCTCGTCCAGAAACTCGCGAAGTACGGGAAGGTCGCCGTTGATGGCAACGGAGTCCTCTGTCAGCACCTTGTCCGCCATTTGTCCTGCCTCCGAAACCGGCAAGCTGGTTTGTTGGACGCCCGCCATTTCAATCCCTCAGTACCTTCGCCACCGGAAGACCCCCTTGAAGGGCGTGTAGTCAAGAGCCGATTTCGACTTCTTTTTCACCTTCCGGGTTTTCCGTCGCTTCGACGATTCGAAGCCGATGAGCTCCTTCCGTCCGCTGCTGTACGCCGACCGCCTTCTACGCCAAGACTTGGCGCGACGGCCCACGGTCAGTTTCCCTCCTCGTCCTCCTCGTTCTTCTCACCCTCGTCGTCGTGGCCCTTGCCGCACTTCTCGGCCAGGCCGGGATCGCCCGTGAGGCTCTCGTAGAGCTCCGCGCCATCGAGGAGGTGCTTCATCTGACGCTGGAACGCCTCGACGATCTCAGCGTCTTCGGCAGAGAACTCCTCTTCCTCGAGGCCTTCCGCGAGTGACCCCGCTGCCACGCCAAGCTTCGCATACGCAGCTGCGAGCTCATCGTAGCGTTGCCCCTTGTCCTCCTGATGGAACTGGGCGAACGCCTCGGAGAGCAACCCCGAGATCTCCTCGATGAAACGGAAGCTCTTGATCGCGTCGTCGGACCGACCATCGTCCACTTCGCCCACGAGGCCTTCGATCCCCTCGATGAGGTTCGCAACCTTCGTGTCCGCGGACATCCCGAGCACGCCCGTGAGGCGCTTCTTGCCCTTCTTCAGGACGTCGCCGAACTTCTTCTTGATCTTCGCGTACTTCTTGGCAAATCGACGACCGAGCCCGGACTTGCGGAACTTCTTGGAAGCCCGCGCCAGAGCGGCCTTCTTTCCACGACGTCCTTTCTTGCGCTCACGGGCCTTCTTGCGCGCTTCGGCACCGAACATCTTCTTGAGGAACTTGAACTCCACCAGGGGCAGTTCATTGTCCTCACAGAAGCTCTTGAGAGCACGCCCCATGTCCTCTTCACTGAGGTCATCGGGATCGATGTCGGCTTCTTCGAAAGCCTCGAGAACACCGAGTGCCAAATCGAGGCGCTCTTCGGTGTACTCCTCCTCCTGGAAGAGATCCATGAGGTCTTCGACGACCCTATCTTCCTCTTCCCCGAGGTACTGCTGGAGCTCCTCCTCGGTGAACTCGGCACCCTCGCCTTCGAAGTCCTCCGCGGTCTGCGCCTCGACATCGTCGTCTTCATAGTCAGAAGCGTTCCCCTCCGCGAGGACTTGTTTCCTCGGGAGTTGAAGCCCCAGCGCTTCGAAGTCTTCCTTCAGAGATGGCACCACGATGTTGGTCGGCATTCTGTCCTCCTACTCTCCTGCGGCCTCCCACCTCTGCGCGACCGCTGCGATGAACTGTACTGCTACATCAAGGTCGGGGAGTCTCTCCGCCGTTGCTTTGCAAAGCCTACTGAGAGCCGCTTCTTCCTGCAACTGCTGCGAGGCCTCTCGGAGAGAGCGACGAACGTCATCGAGGTTCAAAGCCAGGTCCTCACAGAACGCTTCGAAGGAGTCCTCGAGACCGCCCGAAAACGCTGCCCTTTCGGACAACTGCTCCAACGAGCATCCCACCGTGGCTAACAACTCGTCAAGACCTTCGACCAGCTTTTCAGCATACTCAACTACCGAAGTATACTCGCTTTTTCCTGCAATCCCCCGGAAATACTTGATTTCGGACGCTTCGCACTCGTCAAGTCCGTCCGAAAGAAAGCTCTCGATGGCTCCCCTCTTGTCTTCGATGAGGGACAACCAGGGGCGCTCGGACCCTAGATGTGCCTCAATGAGGCCTTCCACGAGCTCCATCTCCGAAGGAGGCTTCGGGGGCACCAATGACGCCACTTCCAGGAGGCGGTCGAAGGCTGCCTCCGAGTCCCCCTCCAAAAAGGAAGAGACCGCTTTCCCAACCTCTTCTTCGACGTGCTCCCACACGTTCTCTTCTTTCACCACTGGGAGGTCAACCTCTGACCAGCGCTGTACGACCAGCTCACCGTCATTCCTCTCGAGCATGACCAGCCCGAAGCGCCCGTCCTCGGACACGACAAAGACGTGATCCTCGAACGTCGCCACTCGACTGAAGCGGACACCGTCCTCGAAGACCGCCTCTTGAGACGACCGAAGAGCGTTGTCCACGGCGGCCAGATGCCTCTCGTAACTCTTCCCGTTGAGATGGAGAGTTTCGAGCACCTCCGACTTGACGAAGAACTTGTTTGAGCTCACCGGGCAGCCCTTCCACGATGAGAGTAGTGCAGATCTTGGACGAGACCCCGGAGTTGATTCACCTTCCGGGAGATAGCGTAGTTGCTACGGAGCATCTGGTCAATTTGGCCCTTCGCCCGCCGCTCGGCGGCCCGATTCCCGGCCTCCAACTCCTGCAAAGTGATACCAGGCGACACAGGACTGCGCAAACCCAGCAGCGACGGGACTTGCGGGAGGGGCCGCGACATCATCATGCCGCCACCGCCCATTCCCATAGTATGCTTCTGCATCGTAGCATCAGCCCGACCCTGCACATCTGACTGCTGAATGAGCTCGTGCTCACGCTCCGAAACAACCGTCTTGATCTCGTCTTCGTTCAGATTGTAAACGTTCTCGAGCACCCACCTCAGACTCACGTGCTCACGCACTCTCGAAGCGAAGTCGGCCCGGGCGTTCTTCACCTCGAGCTGCGCCAACTCGAAGATCGAAGAGGGCACCGTGAACCGAACATCGAACTCCACCGCATCCGGCGGAATACCAATTGCAGCCAGGTGCACGCGGAAAATCTTCTCCACGCCCAGCCGCAAGTCCTGCTGAACCCGCAGGATCGTCCGAGCAAAACGGACATCCTCGCTCGATAGAATGGCCCGGTTCACGCCCTCTTCCTGAGAGAGGTACGCTTTCGGCACGTGGAGAGACCCAAAGAGCTTGTTCAAGAAGTACTCGATGTCCTCCATGTGCTGCCACGAGGGGCCCCCGAGAACTTCCACGCGCGTCGCTTCCGCACCATTCACCACCGGGATGAAGATGTCCTCGTCCTGGGCCAGCATGTCCAGCTTGAGATCCAGCTTGTTCGTCCGGGGGTTGATGTACTTCTTCTTCTTGTACTGCTGCCGCACCGTGTGGAGCAATCTGAGCGCTTCGTTCAGCGGCCGGTTCCCAACATCCACGTAAAAGGCGTAGCGCTCAGGAGCTCTCTGCAGACGGTAGATCAGAGCGGCGTCTTCCAGCAGGATGAGCCGCTTCCAGATCCAGCGGGCGGGCTCGAGTACGGAATATCCGTACACGGACCTACGGTGTTTCCCTCTGTGCCTGAAATGAGCGACCTGCCACGGCTCGAACGGGATGACACCCTCGTAACCCACCGTCTTCGTCGGCCCGAAACGGTCCGAAGAGCCCTTCGTCTGAAGGCGCTTCGTGACCAAATCGTGGAACTCTTTCGGGGTGTAGCCCACTCTCCGGTTGAAGTCCTGAACGAAGCCGTAGAGCTCGCCGCGGGGACCTTCCACGCGCCGCACTGTGTGCGTCGGAAGGTGGTTCAAGGCCACCACGCCGTCATCCGGGTGTACCACGATCTCCTCGTAGTCGTTCCCCATCTTGCACATCTGGCGCGAGATCGACCACGAATCCTCCTCGAACCGGAGAACCCGGTGGAGGAAGTCGTTGCCGAGCTGTTGCAGGTCACGGTCCGGGCTCTCGATCCAGATCCGCCGATTCGTCGGGGTGTCCGGCTGGGTGGAGTCGTCCCCGTAGATGTTCAGGATGGCCGCGACCTCGCCGTAATCGTCCATCGACTCGTAGTCGACGAAACGGCTCATGAGGTCCTGCTCGAGGCGCAGGTAGTCCGCGACCACATCGAAGCCGTAGCTCTGGAGAAGGTCGAAGGAGCTCCCGGGGAGGAACGACGACGTCGCCCCCTGGGAAAGGCGCAACTGCGCCTGCTCCTTGTCTCGGACGAACAGTCTGCGCACGCGCTGTAGCGTGTCCCCGAGTGTGCTCATATCAGCCCCTCATAGACAGTTGCCGCACAAACGCGACCACAAACTCATCCGAGTTGGCCCGGATGGCTTTCGACAGCTTGTTCGCGACGATCCCCGGCAGCTGCTCCATCTCGCCGTAGTCCGCCGGCCGAAGCCCGACCGACTCCAACCCGGCCGCGACAGCCTGCGCCGCCAGAACGGCCGACTGCCGGACCACGTCGTCATACGGCAGAAGAGAAGCCACCTCCGCCGCCCTGTCCGCATCGACCTTCGCCGGGGACAAAGCCCGGAAGCCAGCGTGACGGACGCCGAAAACGCCTTCGAGGACCTGCTTCACATCTTCAGGTGGACCAGCCATCAGAAAGGTATGTCCGTTCCGCTTTGGATGAAGAAGTCCAGCACCGGGTCATTCTCCAGACTCGGCGACCGCAACTCCTCGTTCGCCAGCGCCGCTTGGTAGCCGGCTTCCAGTGCATGTTGCTGCTCTGCCATCCAGGGCATCGCATCAGGGTCGGCGTGGGTTGAGATGCCCTTGAGCATCGCGATCGGCATCTGCACAGGCTGCTGCAGCAGAGAGTACAAGCACCCCGCAAGTGCATCGGACACATCCTTCGACCCGCCGTCCGGCTTCGTGACCTTCCGCCTCTCCCAATCCGCCTCGAGACCACGCAGCTGAGAGAACAACGGTTCATAGTAGTAGCAAGACACCCGGTCTTCGTACAGGGCCGACTTCACATTCTGGTAAGGATCCCAGGTTCTGTCCATGCTGACCTGGCTCGTAGAGAAACCAGCCTTGTCCAGCTGCTGCAGACTCTCAATAGCCTGCCACTGGTCCATGGACACGCTCCGCACCGGATACCCGTGCTCGACGAACTCGTAGATCAGCTTCCGGTACAGCGCAAAGTCCAGCTCTCCTCCGACCGGGGGCACGATCTCGAGAACGAAGTCCACCACGAACAGAGGGGCCTCGTCCGGGTACGCCGCCAGCTTCGAATCCCTGCGCTGGACCCGCTTCGTCCCCGCGATGTGGCCCATGCAGAACCCGGCAGAGCAGTTGTTGAGAGCGGGGTCGATGTGCACGTGACGGACAGCGTGGGGGTTGAGCTTCGGCTGCAACACCGTCACCCAGCGCCCCTTCGGATCCCGAACCTTCACCTTCTCGACCAGCTTCGACCAAACGACCCCGCCACCCTTCGACGGGTCCAAGACCTCGTGCGTAAAGGGGTGCTCGCGGGTGTCGTCCTTCATACCCAAAATCTTGTGGATCCGGTGAATGAACGGAGACATCGCGACCGTGGCCACCCCAGCGAAGTCCCGGATGCCGCCCTCCAAGTCGCCTTCGAAGTCCAACCGGAAGTCGTCCGGCACCTCGATGAGGACCGTCCGCTCTGGGGTGTTCTCCTGCAGGACCTTGAGCTCGAACTCGTCCTCCACGAACTTGCTCGGAATCTGCTCGTTCCCGCACAAGACAAAGAAGCTGTTGTCCATGCTGTGGTCTGGCTGCACATCCCAGAGGGAATAGTCCCGAACAAACACAGTAGGATCCGCCTTCGCCTTCCCGATCCGCTTCGCGAGGAAAGAGTCCCGGGTCGACTTCGACGACGGCAGGAAGAGCTTCCACTGCCTGCGATACCGAGAGATGAGCCGGCGCCGCAGGTTGTCGTAGATGTCCTTCGCCATGTTCACCACGCCGAAACGGTTGTCGTCCTTGCGGGAACGCCGCTTCGGCATGAAATTGGTCTCGTCGATGAGCGCCGCGATGGGAGACATACCCAGGGCGCTCCGGGGCGTCGTGGCCTTCGCGACCACCAGAACGTTGTTCGGGAACCGGATGTTCTTCTGCGTGGCCCGAAACGGGAAGTGCTCCGCGAAGTAGGGCGAAGCAGCGATCTTCCCGATGACGTTCTTGAGCACGACCTCTTTCGCGAGGTCCTCACTGGCGGAGAAGCCTGCCACAGACACAGGCGTGTCCGCGCCGACACCCAGGGCTCTCTGAGGATCGTGCATGCACGAGAGCTCGTAGAGCACCCGACAGATGCCAATAGAACTCACGAAAGTGTTGTGAATGACCACCCCGTTCGCTACGAAGTTGTGGTCTCCAGGAACACTCAGGTCGAACACCTCCCGAACACCTGAATCCTCAACGCTCCGAACACGCTCCCATAGAATGTCCGACCCTGCATACCAGGCCCACTCCCCCGAGTATCCGGTAGCGTCCACAAACGCCTCAAAGCGACTGCGACTGCTGTGACGCCCTCCCAGAGCGAACCGCTTCTTCAGCCCGCACCCCCGATCTCCAAGTTCTTCAAACGCCGCAGATAGGCGCGCCTTGTCGACAGGCACCACATCCGTATTCGTCGACTCCCGAACGGAAGACACCGAAAAGCAGGCGTCCCGTAGAGCCGCGCTAGCGCTCTCCTTCCCCTTGATATCCCCGAGGCGCTCCAGAAACCTCAAAACGGCCGAGCGACCACTGACGCTGAGCCGATAGGCCATCGAAGACCGCTTCTCCCCGAGATGCGTGTAAGTCTTCCGACAGGGCGCATGACGGGAAGGAATACCCAAACGAAGGAGAAGAAACTGGATGTCCCGTACCATGCGCTCCGAGGCAAGCGTTATCTCCGCCGTCCTGTTGTGCAGGTTCAGATGACCATCACACGACCAGATCCGGTTGAGGAACAGCGCTAGCTGGTCCTCCGGTAAACCGTAGAAAGCGGCCGGAACGCGCTTCCCCGCAGCGGTGTGCGCGAGATCGTACCTCTCTACAATCCACTTCATGCCGCGCGAACGATACGTAGTCGCCTGACCCGAGTTCGCATCCTTGACCGGAACAGCCGAGGAAAGAGAGGGGTCGGTCATCCGGGCTCGATCCGCGAGGCGCTCCGTACACTCCGCGTACTCTTTCAACACTTCCGGCTGCATATTCGTGAACGTGGGCATCGGACCCGTACACCCGCCGTCCGCCAGGAGATAGCCCACCACCTTCACCTCGTCGTCCGATACCGTCGGACCACTATCCGGGGAGGGCAAGGAGCGCGGGGTCGCAACCAGATCCGACACAGATATCGACTCGGCAGGGAGCCACCCACGCCCTGTCAATACGGGGTGATCTGTACTCAGAACAAGGGACTGCCCACTCATCAACCGCAGTGTCACGCACGGCTTCCTGCCCGAAGGGAACGCGGTAGCGTCCGACACTCGAGACCTTCCCTCGGCGGAAAAAGACTGCACCTTGAGCGCCTCCAGGTCGCGGACGCGGGAGCGCCGCCCTGTAGAGACGTCGAACACTTCCGTGTCCCCATCGACACACTTCCCGTACCCGATAGCCCCCGTGAAGATGATCTCGTTGTAGTCGCCCTGGAAAATCTCCACGAGATCGTCATAGAGCTTCGGATAGAGGACGTCGCAGGTCTCCCCGAGGTAGTAGGGGTCGTAGACGAAAGTGTGCATGTCGACCAGAGGGCGCTTGTAGTGCGCGCTGGTCATCGAATCAATCAGCCGGTCGCCTTCCCCGAGGAAGTCGAACTCCGGATCGGACGTGGCCTCTTCCAGGATCTTGAACAGGACCGCACGCTCCTCCTCGGAGAAACTCTCGAGGTCCTTCATGATGAGCCCTTCCAGCTCATCAACGGTCTGCGTCGACCACGCCCTTCCTTGACCCTCGTGAATCATGCCGCGCTTTCATCCTGGACGATCGAGCTGTCCTCCTCGGCCGCTTGTTCACGCTTCACCCCCAGGGCCAGCATCTTCTGCGCCATCCCGAGGACCCGCTGCCGCGACTTCGGATTCGATATGATCTCGGCCACAGGTGCGGGCTGCTGGTGCACCGCGACCTCCGCTGTGCCGAGGTTACGCTTCACAAGCCCGAAGTCCATCTGCACCTCGGCATAGGTCGCCAAGATCTCCCGGGCGCCCTTCACCTCACGGTGCGTTCCCGGAAGGAGCTTCCGAACGTTCTGCTCGATCTGGAAGTCGATCTCCACCCGCTTCATCTGCAGCGTGTACAGCCTCTTGAGCTCCTCCAGAACATCCAGGCCTTCTGTCACAGTCTCCACCGCCTTCTTGTGCAACGAAGGAAGCGCCTCCCGAACCAGCTCCTCTTTGGGGATGCTGTTCCGAACCTCCCGGAGAGCCCCCTCCAGGTGGCTGGGGTTCACATCGTTGAACAACCCGAGCCGCTCCTGAACGTACTCCACGGTCTTAGCCAAAGAGAAGCCCCGCACCATCGGCTCCTTGATCTTGGCGTACTCGGGATGCTCTGCAATCCGTAGCGCCAAGTGGTGCTCGATCTCATCCGGGCGGGTCGTCCGACTGATCGGCTTCATCGGCTTCGGGAGCCCGTCGATGAGCGGAATGTCCGAAATGTCTATGTTTCGAGGCATTGCAACCCTCCTTTGCTATCGCAAAGTGTACGGGTTACTCCGGCCTCTGTCGAATCGACCTCAGTGGATAGAGGCCCACGTCGGCCCCGCTTTCGCGTCCACCTCTACGGGAACATCCGGCAGGAAGGGAACGATCCCCTCGATCATGCCCTCTTGCAGTTCGTGCTTCACCTCGGCCACCAAATCAGGATCGTCCTCGACCTCGGTGATGATCTCGTCATGGACCATGTGCACCATCTGGACCCTGGACCCGAAGCGCTTGAGGCGGTGCCAGACGTACCAGAGCGCGTTCTTCAGACCGTCCGCGCCAGTGCCCTGCACAGGAGTGTTGCCCGTGATGTAGACCTGGCCCTCTCGACGTGCCACGAAGTAGGTGTTCTTGACGATCGGACACCACACGAAAAAGTCCTCCACCTCCCTGTCCTCCCGATGCCCCTGGAGCACCTGCGCATGCGTCCGCTTCAGCAGGTTGACCACGTAGTACGTGCCGCCCTTCGGAACATTCTGAAGCTTCTCCGACTTCGGCGTGTACTTCGACATATCCCGTTCAGCGCACGTCGTCGCTACACCGGCAAGCACACACAGAGCTTGGAAAGCGTCGGCTGCCTCCTTCGAACGGCAGCAGAAACGCTGACGGCCCCCCTTCTCTGTCCAGCCATCCCCTCGAAGCATCGTCTCCATCAGGAGCACCGCCTGATCCCTGTTGAGGTAGCCCAAGAACTCCGCCGACAGCAAACGCCCCGGGAACAAGCGGTGCAACCGCTCCGCCAAGTCCCGCTTGAGTTCCCACGTGACCCGGTCCGAATGCTGCGGGTAATGATACCTACCCGTAAGACATTCCACATCGATACGCTCGAAGAGCGCGTCGATGCGTTCCACATTACCCGCATTGGCTCGGGCACTCTGATAGATCCTCGCAATCTTCCGCCCCCGCTGCTCACACAGCGTACCGTCCGTCAGCAACCAGCCAACAAGCTCCACCGAAGTGTCCGAAACGCAGGACTCACTAACCGAGTACGTCCCGGTTCTGTGGATTCGATAGTCCCCCCACTGCGACAGTTGGTCGCTCATGCGGCACACGTCCTGTCCCGAATGTTTGTCCTTCACGAGCCACCGATGTTGCGGAGTCGTCACCGCGTTGAACGACCGAGACCGGAAAGACACGATCCGACCTTTGTAGTCCGAGAAAGTCTTCAGGTCATCCATGTCCTGCCACTCCAACTCACCCGTATCCGCGTTCTTCGTGAGCAGAGTGTCGTCTCTTCGAAGATCCGGACCCTTCACCCACCCTCTCCTCGTGAGGGCTTCCGTCTCCGCATCCACACAGTTGTAGTAGTTGTTGTAGTCGGTATGGCTCTCCAGGTACCGCTTCCGACCCGAGAGCGTCCGGGAGAACCCGCGCGGGCGGTGCACGCGCATGACGAACTGCTGCCAATCCCTCACGCCCTCGTACCCATCGAAGTAGCGCCGGTGGAACTGGACCGCTTCCTTCTCGGTCATCCGAACGCCGTAGTTCGCCCAGGCGTAAGAGACCAGGCGCTTCGGCATCAGACCATAAATCAGCCCAAAATTGATGGGCTTCGCCATCTGCCTCTGTTCGCCCGTCACCCCCAGGAGCGGAACCCCCATGACGATGCTGGCGGTCATCTTGTGCGGGTCGTGCCCCTCCCGAAAGAGCTGCAACAGCACGGGGTCCTGGGAGAGCTGCGCCATGATGCGGAGCTCGATCTGGCTGTAGTCGGCCCCAACTAGGACAAACCCGGGTCGAGCCCGGAAACAATTGCGATAGTCCGCCGTCCGAGGGATCTGCTGCAGGTTCGGATCGCTGTTCGAGTACCTGCCCGCGCCCGTGAAGGGGAAGAAACTCGAGTGGACTCGCCCTGTGAGTGGGTGCTGGAAGCGCTGGTACTTAGGCCCGAAAGACGACCACCTCTGCTTCGCTTCCCGGAAGTCCACGATCTTCTCGATGATGGGATACTTCAGGGACTGCTGCTTCAGGGTGATCGCGTTCGTGTCCGGGACTCGGATCCCATACCGAGCCAGAGCGCTCTGCATCTGCTGGGCAGAGTTCAGGTTCCAGGGAGCCCCGATATCCGCGAAGAGCCCGAGCTGTCCCCCAGGGTGCGGGAGCTCCCGCATAAGCTCACCCCGGAAGCGATCCCGTTTGTCTCTGTAACCCCTCGCGACCCGGTTCCACTCGTCCCAGTCCACCCAGAACCCGTTCCGTTCAATGACGGCCTCCGGGAGTACCGCCTGGAACTCGATGAGCGCGACCTTGTTGAGCTTCTGCTCCCGCAGCTGCTCCCGCAGTGTCTCCCGGAGGTCAGGGAGATGCGTCACGTCCTCCGTGGCATAGTCCAGCTGCTTCTCGGAGAGCTCGTTCTGCGACCAATCCGACTTCCCCATCGCCTCGACGCGGGTCTCGAAGCCTAGATCACGCTCGTAGAGCTTCTCTAGCTTGTGCCCCTTCCGGCTGTCCCCGCGACCATTGTGGACGAGACACGAAGCCCGGTACGTGTCGAAGACCGGCCACCACGCCATGTCGTAGTGGTGCAGCGCCATCTTCTGGTCGAACTGCAGGTTGTGCCCGATGATGATCGGACGCCCCTTCCCGACCTCCGCCTCTGGGTTGTGAAGCGCATCTCGAATCGGCCCGGGCCCACCCGTCTTGAAGAGGTCCACCACGAAGACCTCTTTGCACCCATCCGGGTTGAGCGATAACAGACGAGGACGACCAAGGTGCGGATCGAGTGCCGTTCTCCGGATCTGCTTCGCCGTCAGCCCCGACAGGCTGCAGGGCGGATTCTCCGTGTCCACCCGGGCGACCTCGAAGTCCAGCCCAATGGTCCGAGAACCCCGGCACGCAGCTGCCACCGTTTCGAGATCCCCAGCGTGCTCGATATAGACCGACTCATACTGCATCCCGCCTCCTTCACCGAGATGCTATAGAGTCAAACCGCAATGGTCAAGACCGAGGTCCGAACACGTACACCTTGTCGGAGTGCGCCTTCCGTTTCTTGGCCGCGATGGCGTTGGCTTCTTTCTCGGTGTCCACGTGCGCGATGAGGTAGAGCTCTTCCCCCGGCTTCTCGAACGAGTCGACACCGACCACGTTGTAACCGCTCTCCGGGACGAACTGCTTCTTCTGCGCCAGGCGCTTCGACATGCTGCTCATTTCCGTCTCCTTAGTCGGACCTTCTCGGGGTTGATGCAGCCGAAAAAGTTCCGAGCCACATCAGGACAAGGCGGCGGCTCCACGGGGTCTTCCCCCTTGTCCGCCTTGAAGATGAAGTCGCTCATGTCGGCAGAGTACTTGTCCAGCTCTCCCGACCCGTGCTCGAGCGCAACCTCCTGCTCGGGAGTCTGCGGCTTGTAGACATCGTGCGACCACTCTGCAAAGTCGTGCTGCCCCGGCGTCCGGATCTGGAGCTCCTTGGTCATCCCGTCTTCGTCGACCACGGTGAAGTGGTAACTCCGATAGTCACCGCGCGGGTTGTTGACGTAGTCGTCGTCGAAGACCACCTCATAGTTCTCCTGGACCTTCTTCGCCGTCTCGAAGACCTGCTCGAGGTCGTCCACCTCGATCCGGATGCCCGTGGCATCTGTGATCATGCCCGGACGGGGATACTTCCAGTCTTCCCACTTGCCCGGGTTGCGCACGATCTTCCCCAGGATGCTCTCCATGGTTTTCACACGCCCCGTGATCCGGGCTCCTTCCGGCGCCATCGCGCTGAGACGCTTCTTCGCCTGGTCGAAGCCCGCTGCGTGCTTCTGCCGGAGCTCTTGCGCCTCGGCAACATGATCGGCCAAAGACATCCCGGGCTCGAGAATCCCGGAATCGACGATCTTCCCGAGCTCCTTGATGACAGAAGAATGGGCCTCCCCGCCCCCGGTCCTGCGCTCCTTCACACGAACCCACGTCCCGTCCGGTAGTTTCATGTGCGGGCCGCGCTTACGTTGTCGGACCGTCCACGGAGGGTAGGTGAGCTCTTGCAGGATCTTCCGGCCTTCCTCGATCAAGCGCTTCATACTCCGCCCCTTGCGTATGGAGCGAACTCCTCGAAGAAGTGGTTCTCGAGGTCCACACCTCTAGGCAGCTCCATCGAGAGGGCGTTGTACCCAATCATCACACCCTCGAACACTCGGAACGTCTCCGGCGTCAAGCGCCGGAACTCCCACCTGGTCCCGCTCCGCTTCTCTTCGACTACCAGTAGCCCCTCACCAGCGTCCTCCACGGACCCTACCACCCGGAACCCGGAATCCTCGAAGCTGTTGGTGACAAACTCCCACGCCTCCCCTTCTTCTTCAGAGTACTGCCGAACGGGGCCAATGGCCAAGAAGGGCAAGTTCAGGCCCCCCTCCCTACGGACAGGCGTCACAACATACACACGGTTCTTATTGAGCTTTGCCATCAGTAGTACCCCATCGGCTTGACATACTTCGAATAGACGTCCCCGACTTTTCTCTCAGAAACAACGAAGTCTTCGATAGGCACACCGTTGACATCCTCGATCCCGGCGTCCCGGAGCCTCTGGATGACATCCTTCCGAATCTGCCCCGAGGGGTCTGCGCTCGGGAGAATGTTGATCCGTGCAATGTAGTTCGGACCAATCGCCTGGTTCGCGATAATCTCTGCCCGATTCCCCTTATGCCTACCGCTGATCTTCTTCAAGGCTTTCGGAAGAGCGGCCCGGTCCGTCCAGGAGCCCGCTACCGTGCTGCCGAACGTATCCTCCCCAACCTGGACAAGGTCCAAACGATCCAGGATGTCCGGGGCCAGAATGATGTTGATGGGGTGTCCACCGCTCGTCCCCACTCCTCCGTAATCCAGACAGTCCTTCCAGCTGTCCTGCGTGCTGAACGACGTTCGAAACGTGATCTTATCCGCCCCTCCTGTTCTCATATCGTTCGTGTAGCCGGAGATCACCGACTCGCCCTTGGCACCGAGCCCGCCAAAAATCCGACCGTTCGGACCCTTCTGCCCCGTCTGCAGAATGTTCACGAGGTGCTTCGGGTTCGAAAGGGCCCACGAACAGTAGCGCACAAGCGGCTCCCCGTCATCGTCCCGAATCTTACTCCAACGCCCTCGCTGCACCGGACCCGTGAGCCCGGGGGCTATCTCAGCCTGCTCCGTAGCATCGATCTCTTCTTTCTTCACCCCCACAGCAGAGAGACGCTTCCGAAGTAGCTTGATCGCCTCGGCTGTGTCCGAAGAAGTGGGATTCGACTTCCGAAGTAGAGTGCCCAGCTCCGCAATGTCTCCCGCATGCTTCTTCCGAGCCGCGGACAAACCATCGAAGGTATTGGAGTACAGACTCAAGGCCACGTTCTCCTTCGTCAACGTCCCCGTCGAGGCCGTCAGAAGGTCCGCTTCTTGGGGCGACTTCGCCCACAAGAGCGCCTGCATACGCAGCTTGTCCTTGTCACTGTCCGAGGGGTTCCTGAGCACCTTCGAAGCATCCGACCCGAAAACCTTCTTCGTCATCTCCTCGAAAGCGGCCTTGAAAGACTGCCCCGACTTGGGACGGACCTTCATCACCATGATGTCCTTCACGGCTCGTGCATTAGGCTCCGTGCCCTTCCCCGGGACGTTCACTTCGCCAGTCATCATGAAAGCTTCCGAATCGCCGGTCTCCCACTTGTTCGAAGTCATGTGGGCAATCGGGACTCCAATCGGAGGCTCCTCCTGAAACACCCCCGTGCTCTCATCGAAAGGCGCCCACGGGGCGGTGTAGGTGGTTCCGAAATCGTCTGGCTGCTCCAACGCCTTCTTGTCCCGCACACGGAATTGCACGGTGTAGTAATCCTTGCCTGCCTGGTCCCGGTTCTTGCGCACACGAAAAGTGTGGCTCTTGATGAGATCCGCATCGCCTGTGATGGCGAAACCGCCCCAGCCGACCCCCGCCCAATCCGTGGTGTCGTTGATTAGTTTGTCCAGCTGCTCCATGTTCCCGGGGGCCGCCGGAGGGGGAGGGCTCGTAGACAGGTAGGTTGCCTGACCAGGGTGCGGGTGAATGGGGACCGCGTCCTCGGGCTGCGTCGTAACAGTCTCGGTCGTGGTCACAGAAGCCGCCTCCCAGTCCGACTTCTTCACCGGGGTGAGGGTGTAGTAGCTCCCCTTGATCGTAGGCCCCACAGGAGAAATCCCCAGCTCGGCCAAGCAACCATTGATCTGGGACTTCGCATGTGCCGGGTCGCTTCCGTTCGTATGGCGCACCATGATGAGAGTGTCGTCGTTCTTGTGCTCCGCTGTGTTGCAACCGTACTTGTCCCAAGCAACCTCCTCGGCCGACTTCGTAGTCGTAAAGGTCTCCGTGGTAGGACCGGCCGCTGCGGTACTCGGCTTCCACCCATCCTTGAACGTGAACGTCCCCTTGGAATCGTTGTGCTTCGTCCGGGCCAACCCCGTCAAAAACACCTCGAAATCCCTTCGGACCGAAGTCTTCCGACCGAGCATCTTCTGGATGAAAGCCTCCTGTTTAGCCTTGTCTCCAGGGAAACGCTGCTCCGCATAGGGACGAACGGACTCCCGGAACTCGTCGGGCTTGATCGCTTCGACCTTCTCGATGGCCCCAGCCATCTCCTTCGGGTCGAACTCGAACTTACCCTTCGACCAGTCCCCCCAGAACTTGTTGTAGAAAGGCGTCTCGTAATTCCCCGAGGGCTTCCAGTTCGCGTCCAGGCGCTCCTCACCCGAGATCATGTAACGCCAGCCCTGCTCCTTGTCGATGCCGATGACCTTCCCGCTCTCGAGGACCATGAAGTTCTCAGCATGAGAATCGTGCTGAGACATGCACCAGTCGAGGACATGCTCCGACGCCACATCGGCCTTCTGTGAATCCGTGAGCGACGCCGGCGAATGCTGCATGGGGAGCAAGCTCCCCTGTACACCCGGCAACCAGGGCTGAAGGGTCCCGTACTCAGTCGCCCCTCCCTTCTTGCGCTTCACCATCCCCACATTCGGATGGTCTGGCTTCACCTGCTTCGCAATCTTCGCAAAAGCGTCCTGAGCAGCCGCCGCGTAGGGCTTGTCCTTACCCCCGTATCCCTTCGTCTTGGCCAGCTTGAACATCCAGATCTGGCCGTTCTGGTCCTCGTAGAACTCCTTGATCCCAGCTCCTGCAGTGCCCCCAGGGGGCGTCTCCGTGGGCGTGAGGTCCTTGAGATCCGGCACGGGAAGCTCGTGCGCAGGCGTCCCCGGAGACACCGAGGGCTTCTTCTTCTTGAACTTGAACGCAACCTCCCCACGGGCTTCGCGAAGGCGCGTGAAGAAGTCCTCGAACTCCTGCCGAATGCCGTTCTTGCGCTTCAGAACTGCCTGGCGCTTCGCTTCGAGCTGCGACGCCGTCCACCCCTGCTCGGCCGCGTGCGCACTCAAGTAGGGATCCACCGCCTCCATCCACTTCGAATCGGGGATGTTCTCAATGCGGGAAACGTAGGGCTCCACCGAATTGAAATCCAGCTCGACCTTCTGCCCCACATACGCCTTGAACAGCTGGTCGTAGATAGACGGCGTCGGATTCGGTTTCGCCTGATGCCCCAGAGCCAAGATACTCTGATCCAGGTGCAGGAACGCCTGCTCCTTGTCGATCCCGATGACCCGATTGCCGGCGTCCAGCAAGAAGTTCCTGCCCTTCGTATCCTGGTTCGCGAATGCCCAGTCCATGACCCGCTCACGGAGCAGATCCCGCAGCTGGTCGTCGCTCATGTTCTTGATGGTCGACACCGGGACCTGCTTCCCACCCTCGCCCGTGCCCGCGGGCGCGACCGACCCGAGGTTCGGAATCAGAGCCTGGACAGCGCCGGTCTTCCCGCCGATCGTACAGGCCTTCGACGACACGAAGTGCTCCGACTCGACCACAAGCGACGACAGATCCGACGCAGCCTGTGCTGCCAAGCCCTTCACCTTGCCCGGCTTGAAGAGAAACTTGTTTGGCTGGCCCGGGGCCGACACAAAGAACTTCGGCTTGTTCCCTCCGAGCTGAGCCTGCGCATTCGCGCCGAGCGTCATCGCCTCGATCGGAGGAATGTCCGGGACCTCGAACCCGACCGGCGGCACGCTTGAACCGGACTGAGCCGGCACGGGGTTCATCCAGTGCCCCTCGACCTTCGCAGCCTTCTTGAGCTTCTTCTTGACCGCTTGGACCTCTCCGGCCGCCGCCGCAGCCATCATGCCATTCAACGCACCGATAGTCTTCAGACCATACTTGTGCTTGAGCTGCTGCTTCTGCGCCTTGAGCCAGTTGGGACTGACCTGGAGCTCCGCTATGGATGCTGCGGCCATGAGCTCGTTCGTGAGCATCGCAGCCGCGACATGCTCCTTCCAGTCCTCGCCGAAGAGCTGCTGGTAGCTGCTCGCCGGCATACCACCGGAGATCGTCCCCGTGGAAGGATCCAAGTAAGAACCGGCGAGCACGACAGCCGCCTGGTCCTTCTGGCCCATCGAGAGCACACCAGCCTTCTTCGCAGCTTCCATCAGCGTGGGCGTGGCGCCGAAAGAGGGCACCAAAGCACCGGACTTGGACTTCGAGACCTGCTCCGAGAGCACGTAGGCAAGGGTGTTCTTATGGGCAGGGAAGTCCTGGATCGCCGCCGTAGTGGCGTAGATCTTCCCGACGCTGTACTGCGTCATTCCGAAGCCGGCCCCGATGGCGCGATCCTTCGAAGCCCCCAGCAGGCCTTCGCCCTCGAAGTTGTCCTGGATGTGCTTGACCATCGCCGCAGTCGCCAGACCGTCGAAGAGATCCTTCCAGTCCATGCTCTGCGATGAAATCTCCCCCTTCGCCGTCGCGATCGCATGCGTAAACGGGTTCTCCGTCCCCGGATACCACAGACTGTCCGCCATCTGCGTCGCGAAGAACTGCTTCTGCTTCTCCCTCTCATCCTTGATGAACTTCTTGAGATCGCTGAACGCGGTCTGCTTCTCGATCGCAACCTGCGACATCGCCATCGCAGAAACAAGGCCTGCAACCTTGGAACGCACAGCAGGCGTCGGAGCCAGCCCGGCTGCAATGATCAGGTCGTTTGTGACAGCTTTCGTAGGATCGTCTTCGAAGTGCTCCACCAGCTTCTTCGACACCTCAGTCGCCAGGATAGCGGCCTGGGTGTCCAGATACTTCTCAGGCGTCTCCCCAGCATTCGCCAACGTCTCGGCTTTCCCGGGCTGCCACTTCATCGCGTGCATCACACCCGCAAGGTTCGGCGGACCCGCTCCAATAGGGAGCACCTTGTTTGCACTCACCGCTTCTTTGATCTTATCCAGCGGCGTCTCCGCGAAGTCCTTGGCCCCCTTCTCGTAGTAGCCCGCCATCATCTTGATGCGGCTCTCTTTTAGGTCTTCTGTCGAACCTGGCAGCGCCGCCCCATGCCTGTACACGAACCGCAGATACTTCGCCGAAACCTCGAGCTCGGGCTCGAGCTCTTCCGACGCCGCTTTCACTGTGGGACCCGTCCAGTCGAACTCTGTCCCTCCGACCTTCTGGAACATCGCCATGGACGCCGTAAGACTGCCCGCCACGTTCTTCCAGTCGTCACCGAAGTGCTCCTTGAAAAACTCATCGAGCTCCTCATTCTCCAGAGCTCCCCCGACACCGCCCTCGAACTCGTTCAAGGTGTCGAGCATGACCGCGTACTTCTGCGGGAGCCCCGGGAAGTCGACCGTTTCATCCAGCTTCGAAAGCCCCTCGAGCGACTCAAAAGCCCCGCCGGTCTTGTCCTTGAACTTCCCCAGGAAATTCGCCTCGGCCCCGGGCTTGAGATCATGAACCTCCACGATGTCCTCGAACAGGTCGATGACGTCGTCGTGGTCCAACCCGTACTTCTCCGCCATCTCGGGAGAGTCCATCTGGCTGTACGCATCGTAGGCAAAATGCAACGCCGCAGCCGTGCTCTTCCAGCCCTTGCCGAAGTGCTCGCTCAAGAGCTCGTCGTCTTCTTCGTCCATGTAACCGAAGCCGCCGGCCTCGTCCGCCAGGTCGAAGAGGATCTTGTGCTTCCCCGAGAAGCCGATCAGGTTCTTGCCGGGCCCGGGTTCCTCGTCCTCGTCATAGGGGTCCTCGTCCACGGGATCGGGCACCGGCTCCACCGGCTCAGGTTCGATCGCAGCCGAGGGCATCACAGCCACGGGAAGCTCGCCCTTCTTCTTCTCGACCTTCTTGTGCTGCGCCACGAGCCCATTGATCAGGGCCATCTGGGTGCCCTGGTAAGGCGGCTGTCCCAACCTCCACGCCGTAGCCGCCAGGGTCCGGGCCTCCTTCGCCGGATAGCCCGTGAGCTCCTTCAGCTTCGGCAGCGCGGCCTCGATCTCATCCTTCGGCGGCAGCGTACCGTTCGGTTTGGCCTCCATGGGGAGCATCTGGGCCGCCGTGACAACAGCCTTGGCGACCTTGTACTTGGCCTTCCAATCGGGCCCGAAAGCGTTCTTCGCCAGCTGCACGGTCTTCTTGGGAAGCTGGTCGAGCCCACCCTCCCCGTCGATGCCGTCCATGAGGTCGCCGATCGTCTGGGGCAAGACCTTCCCGGCTACCACGCCGAGCTCGGGCGGGCCCTCCGGCTCGGGCTCGGTCTTCGACGGCGGCACTTCTCCGGCGGCCGGTCCCGTCGCCGTGATGCCTTTGTCCTTGGCGGCCTTGTACTTTGCCTTCCAGTCATTGCCGAAAGCCACCTCGAAGGCCGTGTTCATCCCCGTATGCTTCGACTTGAGCACGTCGAAGCCCTGACCGGAGACGAAATTCACGAGGTCCTGATCTCCGAGGGCGTCGCCCTCCTTCAGCTTCTTCTGGATCGTCATCGCGAGCTCGGCCGGAGTCCCGGCCTCGATCTCGACCTTCCCAGAAGTCGGCTGCAGGTCGTGCGGACCCTTGTAACCAGGGGGCACCTTCCCCTTGACCATCTCCGCCCACTTCGAATCTGCGGGCGGGTCGATCAGATCCGGGTAGTGCTTCTGAACCTGGTCGTGGGTGATGAAGACCGGTTGAACCTTGGTCTTGTCTTTCTTCGACCACTTGAAACAGAACAACCTGTTCGGGGTGGCCTTGTAGTAGGATGCCTCACACAATTCGAGAGGAACCAGGGTGCTCGACATGCGACGACTCTTCGGCTGGAGGGGGTGGCGCGGGGGGCTTCCCCAATCTTGACAGCCCCCAGCGTATCCCTCGAGCGCCGCCACGACAAGACCCGCTCACTCAGAACGGTGCGTCGTCCTCGTCCAGGTCGTCACCCCGGGCCGCCTGCTGCAACTCGAGCTCGGCCCGCTTCCCAGCTTCTTTCAGCACAGGCGCCAGGAAGTCGTTGATGTCCTTGTTCGCGAAGGCACAGTACCGAAGCACCACGTCCATGGCGCGGCGGCCCTTCTGATTGAGCCGCACGTAGATGTGCTTCTTCGCCCCGTACACGAAGACCATGAAGCTCTTGTCGAGGGTGTCCCCGTACTCGTTGAAGAGCTCCTGGAGGATCACCGCGAGGTCGTCCATGGACTTCGCGTTCTTCGCCTTCTGCTCGAACTTCTTGCTCTGCTCGGGAGTCAGAGACTTCTTCACCTGCGACCCAATCTCCCCGATGATCCGCTTGAACGCGCGCTGGTCCGTGAAGGCGAACATCTCCTGCAAGGGCTCCTTGCCGTACTTCTCCGCCATCCGGTTGTAGAGTTCGATCATCTTCTCCGCGTTGAGCTTCCCAGCCAGCACGTTGAGCCGAACGACCTCGAACTCCTGGAGGTCCTCGTCCCACTCATCCAGGGGGAGGATGAGCGCAGGGACCGCATCGAGCTGCGCCTCCTTGGCAGCCCTCCACCGGTGTTCGCCGCCGATGATGCGATAACGACCGTTCTGGAGGTCCACCACTGTGATGGGAGATATGAACCCGACCCCCTCCCGACCGATCTCCTTCACGAGGCGCGTGAACGTCGGGTCGTCCATGCTCTGGGGATTCGACCTCGTCGGGACCAGAACGTCCACAGAGAGGTACTCGAGCGGGTAACGCCGGGCCACGTCACAGCCCCCCTTCTTCCATGACCGAAATCAGGGTCGAGAGCATGCTCTCCACAACCGTGAATTCCGCAACCATTTGCTTCACGAACTGATCGTAGTGCATAGCGTCCTTGAACTGGAACCCGGAAACCGAGAGCTCCTTCATCTTCATCTGCCACATCTCAAGGATCTGGTGGCAGTTCTGGATCTGCCCGCACAGAATGTCAGGCATTATCGGAAAGGTCAGAAACTGTCCCTGCTGAATCGGCATTGTCTTCCTCGTCGTCGTACATCTGGGCCATGCGCTGCAGCGTTCTGGCCCCGTACAAGAGATCCATCCCGCTGCCCTGCGTGTCCATCACAATCATACGCACCCCGAACAGGTTCTCGAGGTTCGCCAGGTAAGCCAGGAACTCATCGCTGCCCGGGGGACACGATCCGTTCGTAGCCAGGTAGTCCATACAGACCAGGGTCAGAAGGTGCCCTCGCTTCGCGCTCTTCGCAATGAACTCACAGCAAGACAGCGCTTCGTTCACGATCGCCTTCTGGTCCGGGTAGAGCCGGAAGCGCACCCAGTCGCTCTCCGGGATCTCCTCCACGGTCGGCTCTTCGTAGGCCTCCTCCGGGGTGTCCGCCTTCCCCGTTTCCACGGCCTTCTCGGCTTCCTTCTGCGCCTCCTTGAGCGCGTGCCGATACGCCCGGATAGCATCGGAGAGGTCCTCGTAGCGACAGTTCTCGGCCTTCTCCACCCACGCCGCCACGTTGGTGGGAGTCAAGACCCCCACGAGCTCCCGCGTCTTCGAATAACCCAGCCGGATGATACGCTTCTTCAGATCCGGATCCAGCTCGGACAGGTCGTCTACCTCCAGACGATAGAAGATCCGCCGAAGAAAGCGCACCTTCCGGTCCCGCATCCCGAGCACGTCGTAGGCGAACTGCTCGACGTTGTCGTACCCCCAGAAGGTACACACAGGAGGCTTCGTAGGGTCGTTGTCGATGGGGACATCGTAGAAAGTGTAGAGGATCCGCCCTAGCTCCAGGTAGCCGGCATCCAGGTCCTCCTGCAGCCGCACCGCCCTGTTCCGAAGCTCCTCGGCCCAGGCTCTCGAGCCCACCGGAAACTCACTCGGAAACGTCACCCGCAACGTGTTGCCCTCTTGCATCACACCCTCACAGTCGGTACAGCCGCACCACCACCATCGAGCCCTCGTACTTCGCCGCGTAGCAGCCCCGAATCGACCAGGAAACGATCTGCTTGTCGTTGCCCAGCACAGACTTGTCCAGGGCGTCCCCCACGGTCTTGAGCACGTTGTCGCCGTCCGGGATCGTCTCCCGCCAGATCCGGCCCTCCGGGTCCTTCTTCCGGTAGAGCCTCTTCGGCCGGTCCGCGATCGCCTCGACCTTGAGCACCACCGGGCCCGTGATCAGCTGCACTCTCTCCGTGCTCTTCCGCAGCTGGTTCTTGAACAGGAAAGCCGCCGCCTGCTCCCACTCCGAAGTCTTCGTGGGCGTGTAGGTGTGCGGGATCGTCCTCCCGTCCTTGGTCTTGATACGCACGCTCTTCGGGCGCGCCTTCCCGATCGGCGGACCGAGGATCTCCACTCGGAAGAACAGTGGCAAGAACCGCGTGATCCAGTCATCCAGGATACAGAACGCCGCGTACTGAACGTGAGCCTCACCCCTCCTGGAAGCCGCCTGGAACACGGCCCCGACGTCCTCGATATCAAGATCGGAAAGGCGCAGCACCTTCCGCCTATACTCCTCACCGTCCATCGGGGACCCCCGCAACGAACATCCGACCGGTGAGAACCACGGCCGCCAGGATCGTGTCCGCGTCCTCAATCCGGTACAAACGCAGGTCCTTCGTCAACCGGATCGACCTGTTCTTTCGCACCTCCCGGCACAGCTGCCGGAACTCTTCGGAAACCCCCACAGAGGTGTCTTCGTACAGATAGCAGAGCGAACAGACAGCATCGTCTTCCGGGCCGACTCGGAGCTTCCATCGAGCCCGCTCCTCGCCGCAGATGTTGCACTCACAGGTGTTCCTCGGGGTGAGTTTGTCCGGGAGCTGTACGGGGTGCTTCAAAACGGCATCTCCTCTTTCTTGGGCTTCTCACACTCGAAGCAGGTATCCAGCACAGCGCACTCCTTAGCGCGCGGCGCGCGGGCGCTCTTGCACACACGATCAGGAAGCGGTCCACCCTCCACGCCGTCCCAGAGCGACGACAACGCCCCCCTCATCCGGGCAAGGAAGTCCTCGTCCCGCTCAATGTGATGCTCCACCAGGGACCTCGTTCCGAAAGTCCCTTTGGCCCAGTACAGGATGCACGCCCACTTGAGCCCGGTCGCGAGCAGGTACACATGCGCCTGTGCGACGTGCTTGATGTCAGGCCGATCACGGACCTTGTAAGCCCCGTTGTTGCTGATGCTCTTCACCTCGAGCAGCCCGAGGTCCTCCCTCCACGGCACCTTCAGGAAGCCGTCCGGGTGCCCGCCGATCCGGAGCTCCGGGACACCGAACCACATCTCCTCGTACTCGAAGTTCGACCACTCGTCCTCGGCTTCGAAGCCGCACTCACAGCAGCTGTCCGGGCGGGGGACAACCGAGCGCATCTGGTCCTGCATGAACTCCGCGAAAGGGATCACCGAGTTGCTCAGGAGCTGAGTTCGCGTCAGCTCCTTGAGCCTCTCCAGACGCGCCTTGTCGTCGTCGGAGAGCCCGCCATAGAGAGCCCCGCACAAGCAGCAGCGCCAACTCCCGAGGAGCAAATCGAGCTCCGGGAGGAGTCTGTTCTGCAACCCCCAATGCAAAGAAGTCCCGTGCAGAAACGTCAAGAGCAAGTTCGCATTGACCGCGTCCACCCGGGGGAGCTCCATCCGATGCAAGTACACGTAGGCCCGGGGACAGATGTATGGGATGCTCGAAGCCCTCAACCACTCTGCCTCTGTGAACGGCGGCTTTATCTCATTCCTGACATAACCCCGCTCCACGAGCTCTCGAATCGTCCCGCCTGCCTGTGAAGCAATCAGCGAGGTAGTAGTCTTCGCACCCATGATAATCTCCCCCTCCTGGGCTTCAGGAAGTCTCTCAGAGCCGTCATCACGCCCACGTACTGGTCGATGAGCGCCACCGCTTCGTCGCTGTAGAAAACAAACTCACAGTCCCGGCACGTCCACGAGCTGTCTTTCCACTCGAAGAGGTCTTCACAGCTCACGCACATGAAGCACACTTTTGGCTCCCCGGAATCGGGGCTCTCGAAGAAGTACGGGCGCACTTTCCCCGACAAAACCGATGTAGCCGAGACCGCCTCGGGCTTGTAACCCCCTTCCAGAAGCCGCTGCGCCTCCTCGAGCCTCTTCTCCTGCCCTCTACTCAGCATCGACATTGATCAACCTCTCGAACACCTCGAGCGGGAGCAATACCCAATCTTGGTAGGGGGTTGCCGCCCGCATGGCTCCTCGCCCTGACGCCCCTTCGAACGTGACGACCAGAGCCGGCTTCTTCCCCTCCTGAGAAGCTCCCTCGGACACCTTCGCCAACCACTCCTTCTGGAGCCGTATCGACCTCGCCTTGGTCCGCTTGTGCTCCACGTGAAACCCGGGAACTGTCAGGTCTCCTTTCCTCGTCACCCTCTTCCCCTTTGACCGAATGACCGTCTGGTCCCCTCTCCCGAGCCGCACCATTCCGAACCTGGAGTGCGCCCCCTGCCACTTCGAGAACGTACCCGCCCCGGAAGCAGGAAGCCTATACCCCCCGAGCCGTTCCGCGACACGATCCTCGTGCTTCTTCGTGTTCTCTGCATCGCGCCTCTTCCGGCTCTTGGGCTTCGGGATCTTCACCTCTGCTCCTCGTGACCGCAGCCACGGCACCTCCACTGAAAAGGAGGGGGAAACGCTCCCACCGAGCCCTCGATGACCATCCCGCCACCACACTTCGGACAAAGGTCCGACTCAGGCGCTACGGGCGGCACATCACCGTCGCCAATACCTCCCTCACCTTCCACCAGAAAGGGAGGTCCTGCTGCATCTGCTTCGTCGCATCCTTCTGGATCCGGAACTCTTCCCCTGCGAGTACCCACGGCTTCCCCTTCTTCTTCGACTGCTTGAGAAGTCCGAACTCCTTCAACCGATCCACCGGCCACCCACCGTCATCGAAGTCCCCGCGGCAGAGGTCTTTCGAATTCTTGAACAGAAGCCGGAACTCACCGGCACGACGGGGGTCGAACGTCTTGTTCTTGTGCACACGGAACTTCACCACCGCACAGTCCGGCTCGTTGGCCCCGGCGCCCTTCTTCGGCTCGTACCCGACCGGAGAGAAGCGGGTCTCCGTACACGCCGCGTACTGGGGCATGGACCCGCCCGGCTTCACCTCAGGGGAACCGAACATGACAGAGGGATCGACCCGGGTGTGGTTCGTCACCAGCACCGTGGGATACCTACCGAACTCCGCATAGCAGCCCCGGAACGCCATCGCGATCTTCTGCGTGCCCTTCGACAGCAGCCGAGCCTGCACAGCCATGTGGTCCTTCCCGGAAGACTCCTCGATCACGGTAGTCGGCACGAGAAGCGCCAGGGAATCGATGACCAATAGGTCCAAACTGCCGCTCCGGATCAGAGCTTCCGCGACATCCAGGCCCATCTCCCCGTGAGTAGGCTCACAGAACACGAGCGCATCGACATCCACGCCGAGGGTCCGGGCCCACCGCTTCTCGAAATCGTTCTCCGTCGAGATCAGAGCCGTCACAGAAGGCTTCTGCTTCCCGCAGACGCACACCTCCAAAGGCACAAAGCAGCTGGAACAGCACTTCTGCGCCATCGCGATGCCCTTCAGAGTGGTCGCCGTCTTTGCCGAGGACGGGGGACCGAAAATCGTGTGGAAGCGACCTATGGTCCAGCCCCCTCCGAGAGAAATGTCCAACCGCAGTGAACCCGACGACCAGCGGGGCATGTTCTCAGCTCTGGCCTCGGCAGCCAACTGGATGGCCCCCTCGCCGAAGTCCTCCACGAGCTTGTCGACCGCCGCTTTTCCCAAGATGTCCTTGAGGTCCACTACACCACCACCGCCCCGAGGAGACCCGACTCTTTCCAGGCCTCCTTCACCTTGCCCGCGAAGACAGGCCAGCTCTTCTTCTCCGCCACACCGCCGAGGTCATCCACGATGTCCCGGGCCGCGACAATCATCCCGTAGCTGTAGAGGCGGTGATTCCCACCCGTCCGCAACGTCGTCTTCGGCAGATACCCGTTCTTCTCCATCCTGAGCACGGCCGACGTCGTCCGGCCCATTGCCTCAGAGAGCACGCCCACGCGGTAGAGCCTCTTCAAGCTCTCCTCCCCAGAAGACAAGCGGACCTTCACCACGAATTTCTTCGCCTTGGCAAAGACCTGCTTCTCGTCCTCCTTGATGAGCCCCGACGCGATGGCTACATCCCGGATCTCGGCAATCAGCTTCTCAGGGTAGAGCCGGTCTCCACGCCGAGCTCGGCGCAGATCCGTGGTCGGGATCTTCCCCTTCTTCTCCCAGATCCGAACCGTCTGCACAGACCTCCGCAAAACCAGCGCCACCGCCCCGATCGTGTAGACACGGCCCCGGTAAGTCCTGCCGTCTGCGAGCTCAGGATTCACCAGGCACTCGAACCCCGCATCCGCAATGACCTTGATGGCCCTGCGACGCGCCTCCTTCTCCTCCCGGGCGGCAATGGCCTCCGGCGTGTTCGCACGCTTCTCCCGAGAAGTCCTGTTCTGGTCCAAAACCCGCTTCCTGTAGACCGGGTTCCTCTTGTACCGCTCACGGCGGTCCAGGTTCCGCTGTGCCTTGTTCTCTTCCCACCACTGCTTGAAGCTCCAATCCGAGCTGTCTCCTAACATGACAACCTCCCCGTGCACCTTCCCTCTACCATGTCGCGCTGAAATAGTCAAGCAAACCCTTATCTCTCGCGGACTTGCTCGTAGTAGTCATCCCGGTTCCGGCCCCACCGTGCATACATCGGGATGTAGTCGTCCCGGAGATCCACGACGATCGGGGCCTTTTTTCCCGAG